CCACTGCTGAAACGCGCGGTGGCGTTACTGGCGTTACATCATCTCGTCCGTGCGGAATGGTGCATTGAGGCGGAGCAGGATGCGGTCACGATCACGTTCGCAAGTTGGGATCGCCGCCAATATGACAAACCGTCCGACCGGCCAGAAGCCGTTGCAGAGCGGGTAAAACGGCATCGCGCGAAAAATGAAACGCCTCGTAACGCGGCTGAAACGCGCGAAAACGCGCGTAACGCTGAGATTAGATTAAGAGAAGAGAAGAAGAGAGAAGAGAAGAGACCTCCCATAGACATACCCGGTCCCCGCGCGCCCGCACCCGCGCCCGCACGCACACCTGCGCGCGAGGCGCCGCCTGCTCCGGTGGCTGCGGTTGTGAATGCGCTGACCCAGGCACTTGCGTATGACGAGGATGCCCGGCTCTCGGCGAAGGAACACGATCGGCTCGTGGCATCGGCGACGGAGATCCTCGGCGCGGGCGGCACGCCGGAGGATGTGCCGGTCCGGGCGGAACGCTACGCCCGGAAGTACCCATCGATCGCGGTGACGCACGGCGGCCTGGCGGGGCACTGGGGCGAGTTGGCGGTCGAGCCACCGGCACGTGCCCCGCCGAATGGACGTGGTGCCCCGGTCACGTTCACGCGACAAATCGAGACGAATAACGCGGCCGCATCCGAGGAATTTCTCGCCGTCATGGAAGGCGCGGCACATGGATCATCTGCAGTTCAACGGCCAAATGAACCGCCTCGCGGCCGCCTACCGGATTGAGATCCCGGCAGCGACCAGGGCGGCATACTGGACCATCTTTGGTTCGGGCGATGATGCGCGCTTCGCGACCGCATGTGAGCAGGCCCTGCGGACGGAGCGCAGCTTTCCGACGCCGGCCGCGCTCAGCGAACTCATCAACGGCTCGGTGGAAATCCGGCGTCGGACGGGAGTCGCTGGCGGGTCAGGCGGGCCGCCGCGTCAGTGGACCGCCGCGGACTTCGACGTGCCGTTCGTGGCGAAGCCGACGCCCTGGCGGCCCGGCTCGCGTGCACACGAGCGATGGCTGCACGCATCGGCGCGGTTGATGACGCTGCTCGAGCGCCGGCTGACCGAGCGCCTGGCGGAACTGGACAACCGGCCCGATGATCCCGAGCTGCAGCGCCGCGTCCTGGTGCTGACGCGCACGCTGGCCGAGCGGAGCACCTGGCACGCGCACTTCGAGGCGACCGGGGAATCCCTGATGCCCGCAGGTGCCCCATGAGTACCCCCCGCGCCATCATCGACGCGCACACCACGGAGGCGGAGTTTCAGTGGCAGCTCATGCAACTGGCGCGCTTGTGCGGGTTCATGTGTTATCACCCGTTTGACTCGCGCCGCTCCGCGATTGGCTATCCCGACCTCACACTCGTCCATGCCGAGCGTGGCCAACTCGTCTTTCTTGAGGCAAAACGCGAGTCAGGGAAGACGACGCCGGCGCAGGACGCATGGCTCATCGCGCTCGGTGCGGTGCCGGGCGTTGTCGCGCGGGCGGTCCGGCCTTCCGATTGGGAAACGATCGCGGCAATCCTGACGGGAGATGGTTGATGGCACACGCACTGCATCCGATCCAGGCCCTGGCGCCGCCGCCGGTTACCGGCGATCAGCGCATCTCCTCCACCGATCTCTACCGCCGACTCGGTGACGTGCTCCATCGCGTTTCGCGCGGCCATCAGCGGGCCATCATCACGACCCACGGTCGGCCCGTCGTCGCGATCATCTCCGTCGAGGAGTTGGAGTGCCTGCGGGCGATCGAACGTGAGTGGCGCGCGCAGCGTGGGGAGGAATCGCCATGAGTGCGCCTCTCGACCTCGCGGCCGTGCGAAACGCGCGAAAAGGCAATCCACACCGTTCTGCCCGTTTGCGCGTCGTCTGGGGCATCTCAGCCGCACTCCTGTATCTCCTGTGCATCATCGGCGCCAACTGGCTGCTCGCCACGTTCGGCGTCGTCACGGTCTTCGGACTCGCGATGCCCGCGGGCGTCTTCGCCGCCGGCGTCAGTTTCGGCGCGCGCGACTGGCTTCAGGAGACGGCGGGGCGGCCGGCGGTCATCCTCGGCATCGCCGTCGGGGCGATCCTTTCGACGGTCGTCTCACCCCTCCGGTACGCGCTCGCCAGCGGACTGGCGTTCCTGTGCAGTGAGACGTGCGACATGCTGGTCTACAGCCCACTGCGCACGAACCATCGTGCCTGGGCCGTGACCGCGTCGAATACGGTGGGCGCCGTCGTCGATAGCGCCGTGTTTCTGCTCATCGCTTTTGGCAGTCTCGCATTCTTCTGGGGGCAGGTGATCGGGAAAGAACTCATGATTCTGCCGGCGCTCGTGGTCCTCTGGTTGGCGCGACGGCGGCGGGCCGTCGCGCGCACGACGAAGGATGAAGCAATGCCAACCCCAGCGATGAATGGCCCGGGTGCATGCGGGAAGGAGTGCCCGCTTGCGGGAGGCAAGGTTGCGGGCAACACCTGTCCGTGGATCGACCACTGCGCGATGTGGCGCGACGAACTGGCCTTCGAGCGGTTGGAGCAGCGGGAGAAGGCGGAGCGGCTGGCGAAAGAGCACCCAGAGATGTTTCGCGGTCCGCGGTGAACCCTTTGCCGTGTACGGCTGGAACCGTCACATGCAAAGGGTTCACCGCTCACATGTGGGAAGGGGTTTGCGTGATGGCGGGCCATACACGGCGAATGCCGGGGGAATCGACGGTGTATCAACGCCTGGCGCGGCGGGGCTTCCCGGTCATCGGGCATTACCTCGGTGCCGTCCTGACGTGGCCTGCGTATGCCGATAGCGAGAGGGTGGAGTCCGAAGTGGCCCGCATCGAAGCGGCATTCCCGTTCACACCGGAGTTTGAGGGTCTGATTGAGAACACGGACGCAATCAGTGAACTCCCGTATCAGCCACGGCACTTCTCCTCGGACATCGACCACATGAAGCGGGCGGGGAAGCCGGAGGAAACACCATGATTCAAGTCACTGAGGAAGCATGGTCAGGACTCAAGGACGAGGTGAAGTACCTCCGCACCGCCATTGCCGAGCGGGAGGAGGAGGCTTTGCGTGTGAGCGCACTACACGCCACACAGCAAAGCCTCCTCCTTGCTCGTATCGCCGCGCTCGAAGAGGCGTTGGCGTTCTATGCGGCAGATGACGGGGGCTGTTCCTTTGCCGACTATGACGTTGACACCAAGCGATTCGGCAAGCACGCCCTCGCCGCGCTCACCCAGGCGGCGGAAGGGGCTGGATGATGACTGACACCGCCACGCCACGCACCACCGCAGCAGTGGAGAGGGGAGAGGGATGATGGCAACGCGAAGGAGGGGAGATCGTCTTCCCCCGTACATGTTCTACACCTGCCCCGGCTGTAACAAGCAGGGAGCGGCGATGTTCACGCTGGACTCTCTCCCCCTCGACTGGGATTGCTCATCGTGCGGAATGCCATCCCATCTCTGGCGTGATGGGGAGAGGGTCATCCTGTCATTCGACCATCCCGATTGGGTACAGGTAGACACGCTGGAGGGGGCCTCATGACCCGCGGCCACCCCTCACCGCACCCGGTCGTCCGTGACCCGACGACCGGCGCCCGCATGAAGCACTGCCCGACCTGCGGCCAGGAGCGCAGCGTCGACAACAACGAGTTCGCCACCCGGTACAACCCCCACGGCACCGGCGTGCAGTACCGCTCCCAGTGCCGTGCGTGCGATGCGGCGCGGGGCCGAGAGTATCGGGCGCGGCTGGGCGAGGAGTATCGGGAGCGTGAGGCGATCCGCAATCGAGAGCGTTGGGCGGCCGTGCGTCGCCGCAGGAGGGCAGAGCGATGGCGAGGATCCTCGTCGGACGATCGGAGGTGACCGCGATGGTGGCGATGGTTGACGATACACACCGCACGATCCCGCCTTTCCCGTGGGGGGCGCTCCGGTTCATCTTCACCTCCGGGGGCGACTATTCATCCGACCGGACGCTGATGCCCGTCACGATGACCGCGCACCGCAGTTCCGATGGCATCCGCGGTGCGGCGCTCGCACGCGCCAACTGGGGGCCCGTGACGACCGCGATTCAGCGCGCCTTCCACGAGTCGCGGGAGCGTCACCACCTGCATGCTTCACATTGGAAAGTGCTGATCGCCTGCGAAGTTGGGATGGTCCAGCGTCCGGATAGTCGCGGGCGGCTCCAATGGTGCGTCTATTCCGCCGCGCATCCGAACTCGGTGGTGCCCGATGACGAGGCCGCGCGGCTGTTTGGGATCACCGCGGGCTCGGTGCGCATCTACCATACGCAGGTGCGCCACGCCATCGAGGACGAGTGGGAAGACTTGCATGCAGGCTGGTCGCTTGACGGTCCTTGACAGTTTGTATATGCTTTACAGCAACACTCGTACTGTCCCCGGCAGCCCGCCGGGTTTTGTTTTGCCCGCCAGTGAGGGTGCCATGCGCAGCGATCGTCTCGGTGCACTGACGCCGGATCGGCGGAATGCGCGACGCCACACACCCCGCAACATCGGCATGATCGAGACGAGCCTGCAAACCGATGGCTTCGGTCGTTCCATCCTCCTCGACCGTGACGGCAACATTCTCGCCGGCAATGGCGTCACCGAGGCGGCCGGAAATGTCGGCCTCGAGGATGTGATCGTCGTACCGTCCGATGGCACGAAGGTGATCGCCATTCAGCGCACCGATGTGGAACCGGGCAGCGCGCGCGCCGTCCGCCTCGCCATCGCGGACAACCGCACGCAGGAGTTGAGCGACTTTGATCCGGCGGTGATTGCCGCGCTCAGTGAAGAGATCGACCTGTCGGACTTCTGGCAGGCGGATGAGATGGACGCGCTCCTGGCGGGCATCACTGAGGACGTGCCTGCTGGCGATGATCCGGGTGCGGAGATGGATCGCGGCGATGAACTCGCGGCAGAGTACGGGGTTGAGCCAAATCAGCTTTGGGTGCTCGGCAGGCATCGGCTGATCGTGGGCGACTGCACCGATGACGCGACGATTGATCGCCTGATGGATGGACAGCGTGCAGCAATGGTCTTCACTGATCCGCCCTATGGCGTGGACTATGATGGCGGGCTGAACGAGACGAAGCGCGACCGGATCATCGGTGACACCTCCGCCTCGCTCTATGCCGCCTGCATCGGCACGACCGCGCCATACTGCAATCCGCACGCACCGTGGTATCTCTGGTTTGCCGGCACGGTCGGCAAACCAGTCTATGAGGCCGTCGAGTATTACGGATACACCGTGCGCGCAATGATCGTCTGGAATAAGACCGATGCCCATTACGGCAACTTCATGGCGCAGTACATGCAGAAGCACGAACCCTGCCTGTACTGCGTGAAGGAGTCGCCGCAGTGGTACGGCCCCACGAATGAAGTGACCGTTTGGGATGTGAAGCAACCGAGCGTCAACGAGCATCATCCGACACAAAAGCCCATAGAACTCGCGGTGCGAGCGATTGAGAACAGCAGTGTGCGGGGTGCGCTCGTCTGCGATTGGTTCCTCGGCAGCGGCACGACCCTGATTGCCTGCGAGCAGATGGGGCGTACCTGCTACGCCGCAGAGATTGAACCGCGCTATGCCGCCGTCTCCATCAAGCGATGGGCAGACATGACGGGCCTCACGCCGCGACGGGTGGACTGAGTATGCACTTACACATCAGCGATATCAAGCCCGCGGTCAAGAATGCGCGGGTCAGAACTGAGCGCGGCGCGGCCATGATTGCCAGGAGCATCAGCGAGAACGGCTTTGGTCGCTCCGTGCTGCTCGCCAATGACGGATCGCTGATCGCGGGCAGCGGCACGATTGACGCCTCGGCTGAGGTTGGCTTGGAGGACGTGATTATCGTCCCCTCGGATGGCACCAAGATCATCGCGGTGCAGCGCACCGATGTCGCACCGGGGAGCAAGCGGGCCCATGAACTCGCAATCGCTGACAATAGGACGACTGACCTCAGCGACTTCGATCCGGCAGTGATTGCGGCGCTCAGCGAAGAGATTGACCTGTCGGACTTCTGGCAGGCGGATGAGATGGACGCGCTGCTGGCGACGATGGCCGCCGACGATGCGCCTGCGGGAGAAGACCCTGGCGCGCAGATGGATCGCGCCGAGGAGTTGAACCAGAAGTGGCAGGTGCAGCGCGGCGATCTCTGGGAGATCGGGCGGCATCGGCTCCTGTGCGGCGATAGCACGGATGCGGGCGATGTTGCGCGGTTGATGACCGGCGAGAAGGCGGCGATGGTCTTCACCGATCCGCCATATGGTGTGGAATACATCGGTGGCACGACGCGGCGCGATGCGATTCAGGGCGATGAGACGCCCGATCTGTATGCCCCCGCAATGCTCCTGATTGCCGCGCACACGATCCCGAAAGCGGCGGTTTATCTGTGGCACTCGGACAGTAAATCCGCTGCCGTCTCCGCTGCCGTCTCCGCTGCCGTCTCCGCTGCCGGATTCGAACGCCGCTGCACGATTATCTGGAACAAGAACCTGGCGCAGTTTGGCGCACTCGGAGCGCAGTACAAGACGAAGCATGAGCCGTGCTATTACCTCTACAAGCACGGCCAATCGCCCCACTGGTACGGGCCGACAAATGAAGTGACGGTGTGGGATGTGGCGCGGGAATCTGTGAATGAGGATCATCCGATGCAGAAGCCGCCTGAACTCGCAGTGCGCGCGATGGAGAATAGCAGCCAATCCAGCGACGTCGTCTTTGATGGTTTCCTCGGTGGCGGCTCCACAATAGTCGCCGCCGAGCAGACCGGCCGCCGCTGCTACGGCATCGAGATTTCCGAGAAGTATTGCGCCGTGATCCTCGAGCGCATGGCAGACATGACGGGCCTCACGCCGCGACGGGTGGACTGAGTTTATACGCATGAGGTTTGTATGGCCGCTCCGAAGCGCACGAAGGCACAACGCGAGGCTGATCTTGCGGAAACGGCGCGGATGTATTGCAGCGGATATCGGCAGGCGGACATCGCGACGGTACTCGATGTCTCACAAGCGCAGATTTCCCTCGATCTGAAGGCGATCTTCGCGGATTGGCGCAAACAACGCGACGGCGAGATCACGCAATGGACGAACGAGGAGTTGGCGAAGATCAACGCCCTCGAACTGGAATACTGGGAGGCGTGGCGGCGCTCGTGCGCGGATCGCAAGCGCGTCGTCAAGGAGCAGCGCAAGGGGCCGCCCGCGACGAAAGGCGGCACGGCGACACAGACGAGTCGAGCGGCGGTGACGGAAGAATCGATGCTCGGCAACCCCGCTTTTCTCGGGGGCGTGCAGTGGTGTATCGAACGACGCTGCAAGATTCTTGGCATCGATGCACCGACGAAGGTCGCGCCGACAACGCCGGACGGCATGAATCCCTACGCAGGTGTACCCGATGATGTTCTCCACGCTGAACTCGTCCGCTACGCGCTCGCGTTTGGAACTGCTGCTGGAGGAGCGGCGCTATCGCTGGACGATGAACGCTCGCCCGAATCAACTGCCGCCGCCCGGTAGCTGGCGCACGTGGCTCATCCAGGCAGGGCGCGGGTTCGGCAAGACGCGCATCGGTGCCGAATGGACGCGGGAGAGCGTCAAGCACTTCCCGATTGTCAACATCATCGGTGCGACGGCAGATGATGCGCGGGACATCATGATCGAGGGTGAGAGCGGGATCCTTGCCTGCTGCCCCGATCACGAGCGTCCCGACTACCTGCCATCCAAACGGCGTCTGGAGTGGCCCAATGGGGCGCGGACGCTGATTTTTACGGCGGATGAACCCGAACGACTTCGCGGCAAGCAGCATATGCGCCTGTGGGGCGACGAGATCGGCGCATGGCGATACGTTGAGGCGTGGGATCAGGCGATGTTCGGTCTGCGTCTCGGTGCCGATCCGCGAGCCGTAGCGACGACGACGCCGCGCCCGACGATGCTGATTCGTAACCTGATCGCGGACCCGACGACCGTCGTGACGCGCGGTAGTACCTACGATAACCGCGCCAATCTCGCGCCGCAGTTCCTCGACCAGATCATCAAGCGGTACGAGGGCACACGGCTCGGTCGGCAGGAACTCGGCGGCGAACTGCTCCTCGATGTCCCCGGCGCCCTGTGGACGCTGGCGATGTTCGATGAACGGCGCCCCGCACCCGACCTGAAGCGCGTCGTCGTCGCCATTGATCCCGCGACCTCCGCGAATGAGGGGAGCGATGAGACGGGCATCATCGTTGCCGGTCAGGGCATCGACAACGACTGGTACGTCCTCGCGGATCGCTCGGGCATCTTCGCGCCGAATGCGTGGGCGAAGCGCGCGATTGCTGCCTATGACGAGTTCAACGCGGATCGGATCGTTGCCGAAGTCAACAATGGCGGCGATATGGTGGAATCGACGCTACGCACGGTGCGCAAGAACATCGCCTATACGAAAGTGCATGCCTCGCGGGGCAAAGCGATCCGCGCCGAACCGATCGCCTCACTCTACGCGCAGGGCAATGTCTGGCACGTCGAGCCGTTCATCGCGCTGGAAGATCAATGCTGCAACTGGACACCTGATAGCGGCGACTCGCCCGACCGCTTGGACGCGCTGGTCTGGGCCTTGACTGAACTGAGTGCGGGCGAGTCGCGCGAGATCACGTTCGCACTACCGGCCTGACCAATGAGGAGTGTCGAGAATGCCAGAAAAGCGGAAAGGCATTCTCCACAAACTACTCTACGGGGACTTTCCTGACCCGGAGGCGAAGGCTGCGCCCGTTGCGCCAGCGGTCCCGTTCGCGAATACTGGGTGGTTCGGCAACTTCACCACGGGCGGCCAGATGACGGGCGGCACGCTGCCCGTCACCTTCCCCGGTTCGCGCGTCAACTATCAGCAGTCCGTCGGCGAGATGGAGATGTCGTCGGCGATCATGGCCTGCGTCCAGTACGTGCAGCGCGTCTTTCCCGAGGCGCCGCCGCGGGTGATCAACCGCACCGACGCCGGCGACGAGGCGATCCCCGATCATCCCGTCACGCGCCTGATTGATGAGCCGAACCCCTACATGTCCTGGGAGACGGTCTCGCAGGCGCTGCTCGCGGATTACAACGTTCACGGCAATGCGTACCTGCTCAAGTTCCGCAACGCGGCCGGTATCCCCGCGGAACTCTGGTATGAACCGCAGATCTCGATTCGGCCGACGTGGGACCCGGCCGGGCAGCAGTTTCTTACCGGCTATCAGATCTGGCGGACGGGCAAATGGTACCCAATGGCGGTGGAGGACGTGGTCCATTTCCGCTGGTCGCAGGACCCGCGCAATCCGCGCATGGGTCTCTCGCCACTCCGTGCTGCCCTGCGACTGATCTACAACGACGAGGAAGCGGAAGCCTACACCGCCGCGATCCTGCACAACATGGGGTCTCCGGGCGCGATCATCTCGCCATCGGGCGACAAGGTCATCAGCAAGGATGAAGCACAGGCACTGATGACCTATTTCAACTCGCGCTTCACGGGGGATGGCAGGGGCGCGACGATGGTCGCGACGGGTGGTTTACAGGTCTCGACGCCGAGTTGGAATCCGAAGGACCTTGACCTGACGAACATCCACCACTTCAGTGAGGCGCGCATCTCCGGGCTGATGGGCGTGGCGGCGATCGTCGCCGGTCTGTCCATGGGACTCGAGCATGCAACCTACGCGAACTACCAGGCCGCCCGCGAAGCAACCTACGACGGAAACATTATGCCGACGTATGCATCATTCGCGGACACCTTGACCCGTGCGTTGCTCCGTGACGATTTCAACGGATCGCAGGATCAGTACGTTGAGTTCGACACCAGCAATGTGCGGGCCCTCCAGGAGGATGCCACCGCGGTCGCCGACCGGACGACGAAGCTTTTTACGGCCGGCATCATCGACCGGGCGACCGCGCTGAAGATGGTCGATATCGAGTCCGTCCCGGGAGACGAGGGCATTTACCTGTTGCCGCGAGGGGCTTCCTTTAGCGATGGGTCGATTGCGGAGCCCGTCAGCCCGGTGATCGAGAAGGTGAACACGGAACCAGGTGCGCCGGCGTCGGTAGCGACGAACGGCAATCAACCGGCTGCGGCGGCGCAGGCTGCGGTACCGATCGGGAGTCAGCCATGAAACTCACGTTCGCGGTGCTCCTGTTTTTGATCGCGGCAATCATCTTCGGGTTGGATTTCCTGCTGGGATTCACGACAGTCGACTATGCCCGCTTGCGTGTCCACTCGCTTGGATGGTGTCTCGTCGCGCTGGGGCTCATGCTTTGGAAAGGTGGCCTCTGAGATGGATACGCTCGTGATGTTCGGTGGCGCGGTCAAAGCCCTGGGCGATGGGCGCGTTGGCGGCTACCTCATCACCTTCTCCGATGCGGCCAGTCCGGACCTCACCGGCGAGTACTTCACCAAGGACACCGACTACGACCTCGCGGACGGTGACTCGCGCTCGGTCTATTACGCGCACGGCCTCGACGAGCAGTTGGGCGTGAAGAAGATCGGCCGCTTCACCGCGAAGACGGATGCGATTGGTATCTGGGTTGAGGCGCAGCTGAACCTGCGTGACGAGTACGAGAAAGCCATCCTCGACCTGGCCGCGA